TGATATTTTTGATAGAATCAATATAGATACTCCATCAAACTTTGATGACATTTTAGAATTTGTTGTTGAAGATGTAGAAGAAACTGCTGATAAAGAAAATTGGCATGATGGAGACGTAGCAATAGCATTTAGAAGATGGATAGAATTAAACCAAAACAAAGATGACTGAAGAACAATTAAAAATATTAGGTTTTGAAAAACAGATAGAGACATCAGATCCGTCATTTTACTACTATACATTAGATATAGTAAGTGGACTATCTTTTATTAGTCAAGCAAATGACGAAGTAAAAAATGGTGAATGGACTGTAGAAATATTTGAGACTACCCCATCTATAAAATTCAAGAATGCAGCAAAATTAAGCAATCTTATAGAAATATTAAACCAAAACAAAGAAGATGAGTGAAGAAATACAACGTAAATTAATAGAACTAAAAGAAATGTTAATTGAAGACGGTTATAAAGAATGCAATATTGTTATGAAAACCTTAATAGAGATTATAGACGAGCTACAAGCTAAAAATAATGAGGTTTTAGACCTTGTTAGCTATCGTTTTGATGTGCCTAATGATGTGGTTGGATGTGCGTATTATTCAGATGATGCATACTACGACCAAGAAGGCTATTATATGATAGACCAAGATGGAAATAAAGTAAGACCCGATGAAAAGTGCTTAGTTGTCAAATGATAGCTAATATAAGGGTAAATCACCTTATGATGTATAAACCAAAACAAAGAAGATGAGTAAAGAAGAATTAATAGAATGGATTTATAATCTACAACTACAAACTTTAACTGATGAATTAAAAGATGATATAGTTGAAAAAATTGAAGAATTAAACTAAAACAAAGATTATGAGTAAAAAATATTACCAAATAAGAAAAACAATTATTGAAAAAAATATATCAGTTATACTAAATGATAGTATGGGAGCTGTACTTGAACTTAAAAATTTTGATGAAGCTTTACAGCTATGTCAAATAATGAATTCTAATTCAGATAGTAATTGTAAATATGAAATATGTATTACTAAAGAATAGTTATGTTAATAGTTTTAATCTTTGCAATTATTGTAGTGATAATTAACATAATTATTCATAGTGATAAATAAATTATTTTTAAATCAAAAAATTAAATATTATAATAATGAAAGATTTGTTAATTAATGAAGAAGAAAAAATTGTAAACTATATTAAAATAAATCAGTTTAATAAAAAAACCAGAAAAAGAAAAGTATTAGATCCTAGAAATTTTCTAATAAATATTCTTTACCATAAATATGGTTGGACTGAAAGTGATATTTCAAGTTTAGTAAATAGACAGCGTAGTAATATTAGTCATTGTAAAAATGATTGTTATTATTTATGGAATGACCCTAGTTTTATTACAAATACTCAGAATGTACGTAATGAATTTCCTTTATGGATTCCTATAGTTCCTAATAAAAAGATAGCTGAATATAAAAGAAAAAAAGTAATTATGGTACAATTAAATAAAACTGAACATGAAAAACTTTTAGTATTTAAAAAAAGTACTAATAGTAAAAGTATTAATGTAGCTTTTAAAAAACTTGCATTTGAAAAAAAATAAAGCATTATGGATAAAAGAACAGAAGTACAAACTCTTGGTACTGGATACATTGTTAAAAATAAATTTAAAGGTATTTTACAAGTTGCACCAAGAGTTGGAAAATGTAAGATTGTAATTGATGCATTAAATACAGTTAAAAAAACAGAATTAAAAGTTCTTGTTATAGCACCTAAAGTTCCAATATTTATAGATTGGAAAAAAGATATTATAAAATGGAATCTTAGGAGTAATATTCATATAGATTACTTATGGAGTAATAGCTTAAAAAAAATTACTAAACAATATGATTTAATAGTTGCCGATGAGATTCATGCATATAATTTAAAAGTATTATATCAATTGGCTGCTTTAAAAAAACAAGGAATTAGAATACTTGGTTTAACAGGTACGTTAGATGCTAATAGTGAATTTAATATTAATCAAATTCTTAATATTGAACCCATTTATACATATAATATTGAAGAAGCTATTAAAGATAAAATAATTGCAGATTATCAGATATACTGTATTGGTGTAAATCTAGATAATGTAAATAAAAATATGCATATTTCAGAAGATAAGCCAGCTTTAACTGAAAAAGTAGTTTATGAATATTGGGATGCTCGATTTAAATATTATAAAGCTAGACAGCAGTATAAAAAAATGAATTACCCAATGCTTAGAAGAAAAGAGATTATTTATAATTCTCAAGTAAAATTAAAGGCAACTAAAAAGCTTATTAAAAAAATTAATAGATGTATAATATTTACAGCAAGACAAGCAATAGCTGATCAAGTTGGTCAAGTTTCATTTCATAGTAATTCTAAAAAAGATGTTTTAGAACAGTTTAAAAATGGTAAAGTGGATCAATTAGCAGTAATTTCAATGGTAAGTATGGGTGTTACAATTCATGATCTTAAGAATGGAATATTTAATCAAATACAAAGTGGTGAAAATGATGCTATTCAAAAAGCAATGAGATGTTTTAATATTGAAGGTGATAAAATAGCAAAAGTTTATATAATCTACTTAAAACAAACTCAAGATGAAGTATGGTTAAAGTCAGCATTACGAGGTTTTAATGAAAATAAAATTAAATATTGTAAAATAAAAGATTTATGAAAAATAAAAATAATGAAATGCCACTATTACCAGTGTGGTTTAGTATAATTATAATGGTAACGTTTATAATATTAACTGGGTACTTATTAATAGATTAATTATGAAAATAGAAGTAGATATTACTAATATGAAGCGTAACAATCTTTTACCAGATCAATACTTACTTCTATATTTTATATATAATAAAGAATTTGAGCTAATTGAAAAGATTTATACTAGGACATATGCACTAATGCTTAGAGATCAGTTAGTTAGTACTAAGTATGTTCTTGGAAAACAAGATGTTCCATTTAAACAAACTATTTTAAGTTCTGCAAATGTTTGTAAACTTTTAGGAATACGAGATGATAAAATTAACTTTGTTGACTTTTACCATTGTTATCCTATACGAGTTGCTAGCAGAGTACTTAGGGCTAGCAATGTTTCTACTATTGAAGGTAGGCGACATGAAAAAAAATATCTTGAAAAAGTAAAAACTATAGAAGATCATCAAATGGCTATTAAAGCTACAAAAGCTTTTATAGCTGCTCAAAAAAGAGCAGGTAACTTAACATTTCTTCCTGCAATAGAGACTGTTATAAACGGTGCTAAGTGGCAGAGTTGGGAAGTATTAATAACTGAACAAGGAGCAGAAGAACTTGATTGGAACGCACAAACAATTTAAAATTATGGCTAAGAAAATAAAATACTGGAATAGACTATCTCATCAAATAGATAGAGGTAAAAAAGGTCTTAATACTGGTATTCCGTTTTATGGTTTTACTACGTTGAGTGACCAAATAATGAATATTCAACAAGGTAGGTATGATTTAGTTTTTGCTGGAACTTCAGTAGGTAAAACTGCATTTGTTAATTCAACATATGTATTTGGAGCTATTGAGTTCTTACAGCAGAATCCTAATTATATCCACAATCTTGAAATTATTTATTATTGTTTAGAGATACCACCAGAAGATATGATGGCTAAACATATAGCTTCATTGATTTGGAAAGATCATAATATACTTACTACAATTAATGAAATTAAGAGTCTTGGTAATAATGAAATTCGTCCTGAAGTAGAGAGACTTATTAAAACTTATCAAACGAAAATGGAAGAAGTTCAAGATAAGTACATTTATTTTAAAACTAGTCTTAGTCCAAAATCATTGTTTAGAGATTTAATTACTTATGCTGAAAAAAGAGGTGAAGTAGTTAGAGATAGCCATGATAATATTATCGAATATAAACCTAACGATGAAAGCTTAATTACATTAGTTGTTATTGATCATATAGGCTTAATTAATTATAAAGATTTTGCAAGTAAAAAAGAAGCTATTGATATGACTTCTAGACATTTAGTATTTTTTAGAAATATGTGCGGGTTTAGTCCAGTTCCAGTTTCACAAGTTAATAGAAGCTCAGAGCAAATGGATAGGAAAGATGGTGAAAATTGGATGCCTAAACTAAGTGACGCTAAGGATTCTGGAAATACTCAAGAAGATGCTAATACAGTCATTGCATTAGCAAGCCCGTTTTATTATGGAGTAACAGCTTGTCTAGGATATGATATTACTCGTTACAAAGATCGGTATAGGTTATGTAGTATTCTTAAAAACAGAGATGGTCAAAGAAACTTATTAGCTAATTTCTTATTTATAGGAGAATATGGTGGATATTATCAATTACCTGGAGATGGTAAAAATCAAATAGGTAAACCTGAAGAATTACGTAAAATAGATAAATATTATGCAGAGCAAGTAAGAATGATATAAAGTATAAATTGAAATTGGAAGAATTATGAAATTAGAAATACCTAAACATATTGTAGATAATTACAATGAAATTCAATTTGAAATAGCTAGAATAACAAAACAATCATTTTTTTATAAACTTCAACCAAATGGTAATTACATCCCATCTCGTATAGTTAATCGAAAATACATTATTGGGACAGATTGGTCACCAAAAGAAAAGAAAGGAAGTATTGTAATTAGCTATGAAGATGGAATTACAACTGTCATAGAAACTGCTATTGAAATTAATTCACAAAGTAAGTATGATTTTGATAGAATTGTAAATGCTTTAAGTAAAGAATATGAATCAATAACGCTTAAAGAAATATTATGATCGTAAAAAAAAAAGAATGGGTAAAGCTAAAACTTATCCAATTTCCAGATTTAAGAGATTCAAATGAAAAACTATACTATGTATATCTTAAAGAAATAGGTTATGATATTGATGTTAAATCAGCAATAGATTTACTTCAAGATATGAATAAGCGAAAAATTCCTTATTTAGATTCTATATCAAGAGCAAGTAGATTAGTTCAAGAAGAATATTCTCATTTAAGAGGTAAAAATTGGAATAAAAGAAAAAAGAAAAGTGTAGAAGTTAAGCACGAAATTCTTGCGCATAAGGCAGAGAATTAATATCTTTAATACCCCTCTGGAGAGGAGTAAAATCAAATAAATATATAATATATGGGACAATTAGCATTTGTCGTTGCCAAATCTGGTGACGGAAAATCATCCTCGTTACGTAATTTAGACGAGAAGGAAACAGTGATAATAAACACTGATCAAAAACCATTACCTTTCAAAAGATTTGCAGATAGGTATAATGAAGAAAGTGGTAATTATTTACAATCTTCTGATACTGAAAAAGTACTGTCTAAATTAAAGGAAGTTAATTCAAATCCTGCAATTAAAACTATTGCAATTGATACTTGGTCAAGAATGATGACTGATGCAGTCATGAATAAGTCTTTTAGATCAACTAAAGGATTTGAGAAGTACATGAAAATGGCAGCTGCTCAATATGATTTAATAAATATTATTAATGAAAAAGTAAGAACTGACATTATTGTTTATTTATTTGCTCATCCTGAACCATCTACTGATGCTGACGGATTTACAACACATCGTATTGGAGTTCAAGGTAAAATGCTTGAAAAATTTGTACCTGAAAGCTTTAGTTCTATAGTTTTATATGGAGATAAGATCAGAACTCCAGGTAAACCAAACGAGCATATATTTAGGACAATCAGTAATGGTAATGATACTTGTAAAACACCTATGGAAATGTTTGAAGATGAAACAATTCCTAATGATTTAGTACTAGTTAATGAAAAAATAAGAGAGTACTACGGAATATAATTATCTATATTTTATGTATAGAATAACAATGTAATTAATAATTAATAAATAATAAATAAGTAAAATGGGAGAAACAATTAATTGGGGAATTCCTAATGCAGGAAGAACTAAAAAAAAGGAGCAATTTAACACTCCAGTAGTAACAATGTCAGCAATTATTAAAGATGGAGCTGGTCGTAAATTTAGCTTTAATAAAGCTGCTCAAGAAGTAATGGGACTAAACACATCAGATGGTGAGATTTATGTAGCATTTGGATTTGGAGATAACATTTATGTAAAATCTTCAACTACACTAGAACAATCTAGTATGAAAAAACTTACTAAAACTTTTACGTTTAGTGACAAAAAAATATTTGAGTTTATTGTAAATAGAGAAGGTTTAAGTACTGCATCTGAAAATCATTTACATCTTGAAGAAGTTGATGGTGAAGGTATGTTTAAAATAATTAGCACTACTGCTGATGTTATTGAAGGAGATGCTACTAGAGATGAAAAAGTTGAAATTATTTCTACTCAAGAAGAAGTATTAGATGAAGTAGAAACAGTTGAAGAAACTCCTCCTACAATGCAAGATACTTACGATTTAGTAGAAGAACAAAAAGCTGAAGAAGTTGGAGAAGTAGAAGAAGAAGTTGAAATTGAAGTTGAAGATTGGAATTAAATAGTAAATAATTAATAATAAATAATAAATAGTAAAAAGTATGTCAATTAATTTAAATGATAATTCGTATGATGGGGGCAAAAGTGTTTCTATTTTTAACGGAGGTAATACTGGACTTGTAGAAAATGTTTCTATGAAAATTTCTAAAAAAACTAGTGATGATAAGGAAAATGCTCCTGATTATAAGTTAGTTTTTACAGATTCATCTGGTGCAATCGCAAATACTGCGTTATGGTATGTAACTAAAGAATCTTCGTATAAATCACTAGAGCAATTAGTTACTGCACAAGGTAAAATTCTTAAACATGTTGCAAAAACTGTTTTAGGTGAAAGTTTTAAATTTCCTCAATTTAATACTGCATCTGAAATGTTAGATGGAACTATGAAATTGATTAGAGAAGGACTTCCTGCTGCAGGTAATTTTCGCGTATTTGCTAACTATGGTGCTACAATTTCACCAAAAGCATATGTTCAACCAAGATCATGGACTCCTTTTATGGAATCAATGAGTGTAGCTGCTGAAGATACGCTTTTAGTAAAACAAGACAATGATCAAATGGAAAGACTTAATGCTGATACACCTTCTGATAATTCAGAAGCAGTGTCTACTGCAGAGGATGCTGCGTGGGACTAATTAGTATATAGATTAATTATAAAATTAAAGGAGGCTTTGGAAAGAGTCCCCTTTTCTATTAAACTTTTTTTAGTTATGAAAGAAATCAATTTAAATTCTATTTTATTTAATGAGCAAATAACTAGAGATGATATATTTTCTTGTATTACACAAGAGGAAATTTTTAATTATTACATTGGCACTAACATTGTCATAAACGCAAAAATTAATAGTCCTCTTAGAAAGGATAATATACCTTCATTTGGATTTTATTATCGTAGAGATGGATCTGGAGTACTAATGTTTAACGATCTTGCTACACATGATTGTGGAGATTGTTTTGTATTTGTAGGTAAATTATTTAATTTAAGTTTTAAAGATGTATTATCAAAAATAGCTTTTGATTTTGGTCTATCTAGCTTAGAAATATCTGCTGAAAAAACAAAAATTCAAAATACTAAAAAAGTAGTAACTAAAGCTAGTATCAAAATCGGTGTAAAGTCTAGGAAATGGTTGATAAAAGATGCTAAATTCTGGAATAGTTTTGGAATACAAAAACAAACTCTAATAAATTATAATGTTATTCCTGTTAAGTATATATTTTTTAATGAAAATATACATAAAACAAGTGAATTAACATATGCATATGTAGAGTTTAAAGATAATAAAACTTCTTATAAAATTTATCAACCATTTAATATAATACATAAATGGATTAATAATGCAAATTATACTGTTCATCAAGGATATACTAATTTACCTTCAGTAGGTAAATTACTTATTATTACTAAATCATTAAAAGATGTAATGAGTGTTAAAGATGTACTCAATATACCTAGTATTGGACTA